TCGGCGTCGGGATAACCGGCAACCTGACGGTTGTAGTCGTGGAACGGGTCGAGGGCAAGCGTAAGCCACTCGCGGCCGTCGGGTGAAATCTTCTTGTTGTCGACCAAGGCCTGAAGGAAGTCCTTACGGGCGACGGAGTCGGTGAGGCGAAAGTTGTTGCGTGAGGCCATTGAGTTCTCAGAGAGCAGTCAATCAATGGGCTGAGGTATGGGATGCCGCTCAGCTGCGGGACTGTACATCCTAGGGACGTGGGAGCCGTGCAGTCTCTCGGCATTTTGGTTAGCACAGAAGTATTAAGTCGGAGACACTGATTTTGGTCCACCTTGCGGCCCCCTAGGACCCCATGCGGTGCAACGCGTGATTCAGGGCTCACGGCGGCCCGAGCTGTGGTGTAGCTCATAGTGCCAGGGCGTCCGCACGGTCCACAACCATGCGTTCGTCCTCGGCAACGTTGGTCTCTGCGAACTCCGCCATGTCAGTGTTGGAGTAGAAGAGGGAATTGATGAAGGGATGGTCTAGCGGAGTGCCGTCCCAATTGTTGAAGATGTCCTCGGCCCGGAGCTGGCACGGGACGGAGATTCCGAACTTGTCAGCGAAATCCACCCGGGCTTGTAGGGTTGGACCAGCCAGCAAGCGTTCTGACATGTCGTCTCCAAACAGTTCGACCCACTCAGCGATCTGAGCGCGATACTGCGTGGCCTCGAATATAGGTCGGAATCCGTATGTGACTGCGAGAGCCCTCTTGGCTAGCGCGCAAATGATGGGGCACTGAGGGCACTCGTAAGCCAGGGAGAGAGCTCTGGCACGGAGGAGACCCATGCGAACTGCGACACCGCCCAGGCGGCGCGGGGACATGGACCACCCGAACTTGGGGATGACACGAGAAATGTCACGTATGATGATGCCGTCCTGAGATGAGAGCATACCGCAAAACGAAGATGAATGTAGACACTGATAGCTCTCGATCTTGATCTCAAACCCAATGTCCGCGAAGTCTTGGGCTGTCATTTCGACGGATGAGTAAAACAGCGCGTCGTCGCCTTCGACGACACCGAAGGCGTAACCACCCTTGCAGTGAGCAACGAACTTGAATAGCATCAGGTTGCTGAAGCCATTGCCCAGTGAGGTGCACATGTCGCCAGACATGCGCTTTCCGAGAATGCGGATGATGAAGCCCTTGTAACGGCACACATTGGTAGTGGAAAGTGCGCGTTCGATGTTGGAGTAGACCTCCGGAAAGTTGGCCAGCATGTGCTTGTACAGCTGTAGTTCGAGTGCATGCATGATGGCGGGTGTGAAGTGCTTCTCGAATTCGCTATAGTCGGTCTCGTAGTACGGGCCTTGGGCGGGACCCAGCATTCTCTCCAGGAACTCGGGACGCATGTGGACAGGGATATGCTTGATGAATGGTCCCTGATCGCCGGGAGTGAGCCGTTCCCCGTCAAAACAATCTTGGTGATACACCTGGTCC